CCAGAGAGAGGCTTTACGGCTATGTCGCTGGCACTCGGCACTTCCTTCGCCCGCCTAAACGCAGGCTCCGCGTCTGTGAAGCGGATGTTCCGTGGCTCCTCTGGAGTCTGGAATGCCGACGCAGCCGACTGGATCAAACGTGTGGAGGCGAACAGCGGCAGCGTCAGCACGGCAACTGCCAACGCCGTGACGAACTTCTGCAATGCCATCGACGCGGCAGGGATCAGAGACAAGTTCTACCGGCTCAATTTGTTCTGTGGTGATTCCGACGCCTCGCTTGCGGCGGTCAGGACGCCACTTTATAGAGGGCCATCGCTTAGTGGTACGCAGTACGGAAACGCCGTAGATACAAACAATAACTTCGTCCCTGGAAACTATGCGGAAACAGGGTCTAGCGGCGGTTTGCTTGGGGCGAGTACGAAATACCTGCAAACAGGGTTGATGCCATCTGCGATGCCTTCATTAGCGGCAGGTCATTTGTCCTACTGGCGTGGCGAGTTGGTTGAAGAAGGAATCTTCACACGGATCGTAATCGGCTCTAGGTCTGCAACGGATCTTCTGCGTGCAGACGAACGGTCGTCTGGAGAGTTTGGCTATTGGGGCGAGTTTGTTTCCGCAAGCTCGGGCGTCGCAAACACAAGCGGCCATAAAGTTGTTTCAAGAACTTCATCGACCAGCCTGGCAGTGTACAGGGACGGTGTCAGTGTATCTACAGACAGTAGGTCGGTTTCTGTTTCAGACACAGAGCAAGAGTTTTACGTTTTCACGGGCAACGAGTCAGGAACGCCTTCTGCTTCGTATGTCAACTTCCTGTTGCGGTCATATTCAATCGGTGATGCACTAAGCGCAACACATGTGGCTGCGCTTTATGCAGCCCAAAATACATTTATGCAGGAATTGGGTAGAGAATGACTCTCGAAGATATTGACTTTCCAGTTTCGTATGACTGGGGATCGGGTCACGCAATTGTTTTTGGGCGGCAGTTGGCAGCAAGGCTGTCCGAACTTCACGCAGAATACGGCCGGCCAGACTGCAAAGCCTCCCCTGTTGTGCTTAAAGACGGAAGGCTAATGTTAGTTGCAGACATCCTCACGACAGTGGAGCCTGGAGGCTATTTGTACGCCATGTGGGAAGCCGCAGACAAAAGCATCCTTTTGCCTGCTGTAGAGGTGTTGCCTTTGAGCGATGCCATAGCACTCCTGCCGCAGCCGCAACAGCCCTGAATCACTACTTTAGGGCTACGCCCATGCCGATGAACAATCGACTGTTGGTTCCTCGCAAAGTACCGGGTCTGCTTGACCTAGTGCCAGGGGCCGCAGCCGCATACTCGCTCCGCAGCCTGAGCCGGTCCTACGCTGACCCAGTTGTCACAGTACGTCGCAGCAGCGACAACGACGAGGCTCCGTTCACGGCGAGCGAGGTTGCCGATGGGACGCTCGCGGCGTTCTGTGGTGCTGGTGATGGGCTGGTAACGAAGTGGTGGGATCAGAGCGGCAATGCAAACCATGCTATCCAAGCCGACCCTGCATTGCAGCCGCAGGTTGTCAGCGGCGGTGCTGTGATTCTGGAAGAGGGCAAGCCAGCGATTCAGTTCAATGGAGCAGGAAGCCGATTTGACTTGCCAACAATCTCTTCGCAGGTGCGATGTGATGCTTTTCTTGTGGCTTCGCCATCTCAGTTTTCTGGCACCACACCAGGGTCCGCTGACGCTCGCTTTTTTGACGTGATTGCTGGCACGGTGTCGTTTCAGCTTCTCCGCGATGCGACAACAACAAGTTTGGTGATGAAAAACTCCGCATGGCAGGCTGGCAGTGCCGCAACAACATTCGGTGTAGCAGAACTTGGTCAGCAACTGTACTCCGCATCTTTCAAAGTGGCTTCAAACACGTTGCATGTAAACGGCGCACAGCAGCCAGCAAGCACAGCGGCATCGGCAAGTGCTGCCGGACCTGTTGGGAAGATTGGAATGCGAGCAGACGGGTCTGGATCAACCTTTTTTAAAGGCACCTTCCAGGAGTTCCTGTTGTACTTTATCGACACATCAGAAAACCGTGAACTACTGGAAGGCCAGATTGCGTGGAGTTATAGCCAATGAGCCTCGCCGCCAAACTCCCCTACGATCACCCATACGCTGGCGGATATCCCGGCCTATCCAGCCAAGCACTACCCACTGACGCCGATGCACTGGACTACCTGTCACGCATGGCAACCGCTGACGGTGCAGGCGTGGAGACGGGCGTTGCTATTGCGGTGGACGAGTTCATCTCGGCGACAAAGAGCAGTGGCGTCTGGGACTCCATACGGGCATCCTGCATCCTCGCCGGTGCGAGGACTCTCGCTGGTGCGTTGGTCCCGCTGAAGAATGAGGGGCCGGAATTGTGGGCGGAGCAGACGCCCACCATCAACAATGCAGACGGGTCTGCGGCTGAGTGGGATGCCGCTACGCTCACCATGTCGAACACGTCACCGACGACTTCGATCATTCGTCCTCGATTTGATTTCTATGTTGGACTTGAGGACGGAAAGCAATATCGCATATCTGGAAGACTATCTGGCGATTTAGCGAGCATTCGCAACAGTGTATTCAGAATGGGCAACACCGGATCAAGCGTTGACATCGACCCTTCTACTGGGCTGTTTGATTCCACAGGCACGGCGTCAGGCGGACTACTCCCGCTCTTGTTTACGTTTGACGGCAGCCTTGGGCCATTCTCCGTCACCATTGAATCCATCTCCATCCGAGAGGTGATCGCCGCCCCGACGAACGTCGCTGATGGATTTGTTGAGGGCGATTACAGCAGAACCAGCGGATTAACAGGTGATGGGGCAACGACGTATCTGGATAGCGGGCGGGCGAATGATGACGAAACGCAGAATGACAAGCACATTGCAGTCTTTACAACGCAGCATCACACTAGGGACGCAACCCGGTGCGACATAGGCTGCGGTGCTGGCAATGTTGGTGATTCTCAGCTCTTGACTACAGCGACGACTCGCTTTTACCGCGCAAACTTCACTGGTGCAGTATCAAGTGTTGCGGATACCGCAACGTCCGATGGATTTTGGGGAGTCACCAGATCGTCCAGCAGCAATGTCGTTGGCAGATATGCGAGTACATCAGTAACCCTTAGCGATCCATCATCTAGCCCTACAGTCGGTGCTATTTTTGTGTTTTCCCGTGAGGCGGCATCGTACTCTGACGCCACCATCGCCTTCTACAGCATCGGCACCTCGCTTGGCACTGATCCAGCAGTCGGCCTTGCCGACCTTGACACCGCCGTGACCAACCTCATCAACCGTCTGAAGTTTGCCATCCTCGTTGGCGAGAACCCCAGCGGCCTAGACCCTGACACCATCGACTACATTGTGCGCGGCTATGAAGCAGGAGGATCACTGGAATGACCCTAAAGGCGCGCATTAGAGCCATCGACCGCTTCATAAAGGGCTGCCGTGAGGACGGCATCTATGACGACCTCAACGCTTGCTGCGTGATGGCTGGCTGGGACTCGCTCGCTGGTGCGTTGACGCCGTTGAAGGGGGCTGCGCCGTCGAACAATGGGTTTGACAACACCGATTACGATAGAGGCGGGATTGGCATTACTGGTGATGAGACTTCATACATCAACAGTGGCTTTGCAACAAACCAACTTACAGCGCAGGACGACTTCCATCTCGCTATTTTCCCGACGACAGAAAACTCTGTCGCAACGACGACATATCACGTTATCGGTAGCGGTGGTGATGTGTACCTGCGAGACAATGTAACCAATCAAGCGGTTCGCCCAAATACAACGGAAGCACCGTCATCCAGCGGAAGAGCGCAGGCCGGGAAAATCCTTGCAGGCAGCCTGTTTGGCACAACGCTTTCCTATAGGATAAATGGCGTATCGCAAACAACCACAGGCACGGCGAAGGCAGCGTCAGGAACAACCGCTTCTGTCTTTGGTACGGCAGGGCTTTACGTTAACGAATCGCTGGCATTCTACTCGTTTGGCTCTGCCACCGACCTCGCCCTGCTAGACGCAAGAGTGTCCACGCTGATGGCTGATCTGCGAGCCATCGAAGAGGCGGGCTTTGATAGGGATGCCATCGCCTACATCAGGGCCGTTGAAGAGGCAGACGGTGCGTATCTGGAAACCGATGTGAAGGTCGCCGTCAACAATCTGGTGAGCGGGCTGAAGGCCGATGGCCTCTGGGATGCCATTGGCAGCAGTTGTTTACTCTGCGGACCTCGCACTCTGGCTGGGGCACTGGTTCCGCTGCGAGGCGATGCGCCAACGGCGTATGGTGGCTGGGCTTCTGGCGATTACGACAGAGCGACTGGACTCACAGGTGATCCGACTGTGAGCCTCTATCTGGACAGCAACAGAGCAAACGATGCTGACTCGCAAGACAGTAAGCACATCGCATTCTATGCGGCAGATGATGCGGCTTCTGGTGTAGGCTACATGGGATCGTTGACTCGCAGTCCAACCGTAGTCCCAACGCAGTTGTATTCGGGAACTGGGGTGGTGCGCGGCTATGTAAACAATGGAGTTGAGACGACTCGCTCTTACTCAGGCGGTTTTGCCGGAACGCAGAGGCTTGACGAATCAACGGTGGAAACACGGGCAGACGGCGTGACTTTGCAGGCATCCACAACGTCATCAGGCGGCAACTCCTACAATACTTTTGTTTTTTGTCGCAACGATGACGGCACGCCAGGAGCGTTTGCAAATTCCACTATGGCCTTCTATTCAATCGGCTCGTCCTTAGACCTCGCCAAACTAGACAGCCACATCACAGCCTACGTCACCGCAATAGGAGCAGCGATTTAATGCCTGACATTGACGAACCACTGCCACTGCCAAAGAACCCGCAGACCGTCGCAGACCTGCTGCCACACTTGCCTGTGCCATATCACTACGCTCGCCAGTATGCGTGCGTGTTCTCTCAGGAGTTGGCTGATCGGGTCATCGCCATTCAAGAGGAGCAGCCGCAGCAGTTCCGAGTGACGCCGCTGCCTCTGACCGACGGACGCTTTCTCATCAGAGGGGCACTGCTCTCAGAGGTGCCGAACGGTCTGTACGGTCACAACTTCCAGAGGCTGGATGCGTCACGCTTCGATGAGATCAGCCTCGTCCCGTGGGCCGATGCAGTGGCGTTGCTGCCGCAGCCTGACCCGGTGGAGCCGTAAGAAATAAGCGGCATCTTTTCTTAAAGAGTGACCGTAGATTGACCGGCTAGGGACATGCCCCTAAACAACCAGATTGGCGACATATCGCCGGGACGTGTCGCGCAAACAAACATTTCCCATCATCGGTGCGGCGCGCCCTACTCCGTAGTAGAAAGCCGGTGACGGAAGCCCCGAGGCGTCCGCAGCCCGACAACGGCTTGGCAACGATGGGACCGGGGCACTGGACACGTCAATGAAACTCACCGTATCTGACGCAACCGACATGCACCGCGTTTTTGAGGGAGTGACATTCCCTCCTGAGATGCAGGAGTTGCATCTTCAGTGCGAGGCATGGCGATACGTCAACTGCTTCCTTGGCAGCAGCCTCAATGCCAGGGTGACGGCAGAGTTTCCCGATCGTCCTATCAACCTTGCTGGTATGTTCGCTCGCTGCCGTGAACTGGAGTCGCAGCCACGCCTCGACACAACCCAAGCCACCTCAATGGCTGCGATGTTCAAAGAATGCGAGGACATGCGGTTTTCAACGCATTGGATCAAGACAGACAACTGCCGAGACTTCCGGCAGATGTTCTGGGGCTGCACCTCTAGCATGGGCAACGGTCCTCAGAGATGGAACTTCACGGCCGCTCGCTCGCCAGATGCCTTCCGCAACTTCTTTGGCGGCGGTAGTGGCATGGCATCCGTCTATTACAACGAGTTCCTCCGAAACGTCCATGCTCAGATGCGAGCAGGCACATTGCCGACACCCATGTCTCCTGTCGATATGGGCGAGTCTAAGTTCACCGAGTACGCAAGACAGTACCGTGAAGAACTCATCGACTACGGCTGGGACATCAAAGACGCCGGTCAGATAACCATCGACCTGAGTGAGACTGAGAAGACATTCAGCCGGTCAGTTGACGATGCCATTAAAACTCACGGCGACCAGTGGATAGACGCGATTGACTGTTCTCCAGTTGTGAAGAGCAGCCGCAACGGCACACTTATCACGCCTCGACACACGGTTCACGTTAACCACTATGCACCGCCGATCGGCCACGTTGTGCGTTTCTGGCGAGGTGAAACTGCCACGGTCACGGCAGTGGCCCGCCACCCATCGGCCGACCTCTGCATTGCCACGCTAGACCGAGACATGGAGATCAGGCCAGCACAACTGCTGTCGAAAGAGTGGACGGGCAAGATGCCGCATGCCGGTGGCCCTCCGACGCAGTATCCGGCAGGCGATGCACCGCCGCTGGTCTACTTCTCAGATGGCAATGCCAGCAAGCCGCCGGGGCTCAACGATTTGTCATATGTTGCGGCCAGCACTTCGACGGGGTTCGTGTACCCCTGCTGGAACGAGGCAAGAGCAAAGTATCCTGCTAGTATTCAGGTTGGCGATAGCGGCAGTAGCGTTTGCTTCCTGAAGGGCGACCGGCTGGTGCTGGCATGGCCGCTTCAGTCAGGTGGAGGCACTGGGCCGTGGCTCGCTGA